GAGTACGCAATATCCTACATGTATCACTTATGCCGTAACCGGTGTTGGATAAATGTAGGTGATAAGGCTTACGGAAATTCAGCGTTTGAAATGGAAGCGGAAGCTAACGAAGAGGTAGACGGTTATCTGGATGTGAGAACTCCTTTTGAGTTCTTCAGATACTACGGAATAATTTGATTTATAATTTACAAAACGAGTTAATTATTAAAATGTTAAATCGGGTAATATTTCCGTCCGGAAATTATGCCCCTTAAATATGTTAAGTATGGCAGAGGATATTAAGGAAAATGAAATGACTTCGGTCAGCAGTGTTGATTACGTTAGAGGGTTAAAAGGCAAGGATAGTGTACTGATAAAACCTGGCGACCTTCCTCATCCGAACACGGGCAGTGGATATACGAAAGCAGTTTTATCTAATGGGAAGTGGTATAGAATCGCCAGAGGTGTAAGTGGTGAACAACCTTCTTCTGGAATATTTAATATAGCAAATAGTTTTGCCTATGAGAGCCCAAAAGCGATATTATTTTACGCTTTTGCCGATGCATATAGCGGTGGCTCTTTCATTACTAAAATAGCTGCTTCAAGTGTCGTTCCCATTTCAAAAGCGCGTATATTATCTATTAAATCAAGTTCAGAAATATCTTACTTAGATGTGTTTGTTCGCTTGAATCAAACAAATATGGTGCATATATCCGCGTCATCCATGATTGGCTTTACGTTGCATAAACCGGAAGAGGTTGGCGAAGCCATTCCTGAAGGCTACTCTGTAAAAGAAGTTTCCTTCTGATAGTGGCTCAGCAAGCCATGTGAATTTTCATTCGTATCTTCTGCGCCATTTGCGTATTTTGCGCAAAAATATAGCTTTTGCGCAAAATACGCAAATGAAAACCCACATGGCTTGCAGAACCACTACCAGAAGATACCAATTCTTTTTATTCTTATGGTTATTTTATTTTTATTCCTATTTGTGATAAAGAAGTTCCCATTCACTTCTTTTCGTCCAAAAACAACACCTTTAGTTCCATCTGTATAATCACAGTAAGAATTTGAACCTGCATCTGAAACAAAGCAAATCGGATAGGCACCACAACTAAATATAGCAGTTGTTGCGTTTTCTGGTGATGTAATTAAGTACAATCCATATCCAAGGTTGCCAAGGTCTTTTTCTTCACTTGCTGCCAATATAAAGCTATAGGTGTATATTCCTATTGCATTCATTACTTCTTCTAATGTCGGACTGATACTATTGCCATTCGCTGCCAGTCCACGTAATCGTGCCGGAGTACCCCCAGCCATTGCATTCTCTTTAATATCTTCTGCCATACCTTGTACGTTTAAGGGGCAAGAGATTGGAAAGAAAAATGAACAGCCTAATAAAGACTTATGAAATGGTAATTTTATTTTCCTGAGCATGAGAGCCTATAACATATTCCGATGTTACCGCTTCCATAGAAATAATCTGGTTGGTGTTCCCAGTAACATTTGATATAGCATACAAAATGAGACAACCACCGGAATGATTTGGGTATTTACTGTTTAAGTAAAAACTGAAAGTATTGTCATCATCAACGTAGCATATAATATAGTCACATATTGATAAACTGTAATTTTCTTTGGATAGACGACTGTCTGCGAATTTGTTCTCCCAATACTTTATGTTAACAGAGAAATTCTCATTACTCATATTGTTTTGGTTAAAACCGATAGAGCATTGTAACCTTATGGCACGATATTGCGCTACACTTGTTTTAGTCTTAACAATAAAACCTTTTACATTTCCAACAGAAGGAGTAGGAAACAACTTTGGGAATAAGCCTCCTATTAATGTATTCATCGCATTTGCCAAATCACTCTTCTTAATTTTCCCTTGGCTACCATCTGCCAGTTCTACATATACATACGGTGCATCCGTTACCACTTGGAACTGATTCATTTTAATATCTTGTTTCTCTGCCATACCTTGTACGTTTAATGGGCAAAGGATATGACGGAAAAATATAAGGTAGGAAAAGCTCTTCCTATTTGGTAAACTAAATAGATTTATTCTATAAATGTAATGATAATATTTTGAGATTCATTTCTTGTATTTTTGATAATATATTTCGTATTTTCTCCATTATTAAAAACACAAACTTTGCCTATTTCTTCCGAGAAAAATTGAATGGTACTTGATGGGACTATTACAGTTCCATTTCCACTTCCATACAAAGTTGCAACAGCCTTTTCGTGTGAACGATTGGAATTTTGTATCATAATTAACCCAGATTTATAGGGTAATTCATACTGTTCTCCTGGAGAAAGGGAGAATGATGTATGTAAAATGCCTATTTGCGTCATTAGAGATGAAGGAGTAACCAATACGCTGTCCTTACCCTTTAACGCTCTCACATAATTCACGCTGCTGACCGAAGTCATTTCATTTTCCTTAATATCCTCTGCCATACTTAACATATTTAAGGGGCAAAGGATTCGGCAAGAAATAGAAGGGTACAATGAATCCTCCAGATTAAGTAAGAGTTACTGACTTCCAATCGCTCCAGGTAGAACCATTATTCGATGAATATCGAAAGAAAAACTTATTGTCAAAATTAAAATCAAGTTGAACAATATAAGTATTGGATTTCAAGACCAATAATATACCGTGCTTGCCACTTGTTCCAATAATAGGGCCTCCGTGGGAATATGAACCGGGAATTATGGCGCTATTTACTGCGTCTTCAGAATTATAAGTTAAATAACCACGTTCTTTCATTACATCTAAAAATAACGTACTTATAGCCATAAGCACGCTGTCCTTACCTTTCAATCCCCTTACATAATCCACTGTATTAGTTATAGTCATCTGGTCTTCTCTAATATCTTGCTCTGCCATATCTTTCTTACATTTAAGGGGCGATTGAATTCTGTTTTGGTAAGGCTAATGATTAAAGTTATCTTCACGACAAAAATGATTTACGCATACATTCGTGTTTCGACAGACAAACAAACGGTTGAGAATCAGAAATTTGAGATAGAGAGATTTTGTAAGATAAGAGAACTGCAAATAGACAAATGGGTGTCGGAAACCATATCCGGTACCAAGTCTGCAAAAGAACGGAAGCTTGGCGCTTT